AACACGAAGGCCCCGGTCACGCGCCAACGCGACCGAGGCCGAGAGACACCGGGGAGGCGTCGTCGTCAATCACGGTACGCGTGGCGCGCGGGTCGCGCAACGCGAAGGAGGTTCTCATGGCGGCAGCGACGACACTCCCCAACGCTTTCGTGTACGAGGGCGAGCTCCAACGCTTCTTCCGATCGCGCGAGAGCGAGCTCGGCATCCGCAGCAACATGGGCGCGCAGGTCAACGCGCTCCTCTCCGGCGGAGGCACGCACGCATCGCATGACTTCGATCACGCGATGGTCGACCTCCTCGACCGCAACAAGACCATCGGCGTGTTCCGCGCCGTGTGGTCCGCGCTCGCCGCCATGGAGCGCGCCGGCCACTCCCGCCTCGTCGTCGTGCTCCACCTGCTCTACGGCCACACCCGCGCACCGGACTTCCCCGCCGGCCACTTCGGCGACGTCGCCGCCATCGCCCACCTCACCGACGCCGCCGAGCTCGCCCGTGAAGAGCTCGCCGCCGCCGAGTCCGAGGTCTCGATGGTCCGCCTCAGCGTCGCCTTCGACGACGCCGCCCTCGCCGCCCGCCGCGACGTCATCGCCGAGGAGTTCTGGCGCGAGGCCGTCCGCCACCAGACATGGTCAAACCTCGCCGCCAAGCTGCGCGCCCGCCACGTGGACGAGCTTTCAGTGGCCGCCAGGTACCAAGAGGCCATGAAGCGGCAAAACGCGTCATGGAGGCGGCTAGGGGCCTTGCTGGACGAATACGACCGCGAGCCCAAAACGCGCGCCCTCATCGGTGCATGTGCGCACGCCGACTGGTCCTGGACGCCCAGAGCCGCGATCAAGGCTCGGCTCCAGTACGACGGACCGCGCGATGAGTACGGAAAGCCTAGGAAATTGGCTTACGAGCAGTGGCAGCGGGCCCGCGACGAGTGGACCTCCGCCGTCCGAATCGAGGCGACCGCCCTCCGCACGCAGGCGCTCGAGGCGTACCGCGACGCCCGTCGGGAGGGCCGCTGATGGGCACGCCGACCGGCATGATCCGCCTTTCCGTGCTCGCCGCCGAGAACGGGATGACCCTCCGCTGCCTGAAAAGGCGGCTCCTCAAGCTCGACCGGCGCATCCGGCGCGACTCCCCCGAAGGGCCGTTCGTCCTGCACGGCGGTGAGGGCGGCGCGTACTCGGCCGACGCGTCGGTGCTGTACCTGCACGCGCGCGGGTACCTGCACGAGCGCCTCCGGAAAGAGCCGCTCGACGAGATGCGCGATCTGCTCCGCGAGATGCGCGACGATCAGCTCGCGCAGATCCAGAGCGCCGCCGAGCTCGCCGAGAGCATGCGATCCATCGTGTTCGCCGTCGAGAAGCTGCTGGAGCGCGTGGCGGCATGAGGCCCAACCCGACCCGACGCGGCCCAACGCGACCACATTTCGCCAACGGGTAGAGGCACACGACGACGCGACACGCGCGACGACGGTGCCCGACGCTCGCCAGCCCGCGCCTCACCTCCCGCGCGCTGCCCAGCCGACGGCACCTCTCGCCGAGGAGCGCGGCCTCGTGTGCATCAGTCCCGCTCCCGCCGCGCTGTCGTGCCCCCGCCGCCAAGCTGGTCACGATCGGGCGGAGCGGAGACGACCTACCTCAGAGGCGTGCGCTTCAACGCAGTGCCTCATTAGGCAATCGCGCACTTACCCGTGTCAATGGATCAAACGAGTCGCAGCGGCAACACCGCGGAACTCCCGCTCTGTCCGCTCCTCGCCGGGTACACCATTTCTCCAAAAGTCTACGCTCCGATCCGCGTAGCCGACCCCGAGCCGGCCTACGTGCCCGCTTCGCGCGGCCGTCCGCGAGGGAGCAAGGGCCGCATCAACGACGACAGCGCGGCCGGTCGCATCCTCGCGACGTACCGCGGGCAGACCGTGCGGACCGTCGAGATCGTGAAGGGCCTCGGGCTCAACAACGCGACGGCGGCGTTCGCGCTGAACCGCCTTGCCGCCGCCGGACTCGCCGCTCGGGCGCGGCATGGGGTTTGGGCGGTGGGTGTGTAGGACACTTCGGACGCGATGCAGACCGGACGCATGGGGCGCAAGATCGCCCGCGAGCAGTGGAAGGCCGTGGCCGTGCGGCTGGCACTCCGCGGCTACTCGGTGAGGCGTATCGCCGAGAAGATCGGCCGGGCCCGGAGCACCGTCCAGGACGCGCTGAACGAGGCGCTCCAAGAGGCGAGCCCTACGCCGGAAGAGACAGAGCGACGACGCAACGAGATGCGTGCGCGCCTGATGCGCCAGCTCGAGGCGTGGGCGCTCAAGTCGATCAAGGGCGACGAGAAGGCCGGCGCGATCGTCGTTCGGCTCGAAGACAGGCTGGCCAAGCTCGACGGACTCGACACGCAGACGAAGGTCGAGCACGAGTTGACGGGCCCCGCGGCGACACCGGCCCCGATCACGATCATCAACGAGGCGCCGAAGCCTGAGGACGTGGCTCGGCTGGTTGCGGCCGCGTTCGGCGGGCGAGTGGTGAGCGGAAGTGATGGGAGCAGCGGAGCAACTGCCGGCACCGATGGCGCCGGAGCAATACCGGAGAAGCCTCCCGGCGAGTGAGCTCGCGGCCCTCGATCTTTGGCTCGGGTCGTTCTACCCGTTCCAGCGCGACTGGCTGCTCGACAACGCGCGCAACGCGATCTGCTGCAAGGGCCGTCAGTACGGCTTCTCGCATACGACCAGCGCCGTTGCGGTGCTTTGGGGGGCGTTCCACGGCGAGCTGACGACGGTCATCTCGATCGGCCAAGATGAGGCCAACGAGGTGCTCGACAAGGCACGGCGGCACATCTACGTGCTGCGCGGGCTTGGCTCGCAGATGGCGCGCGCGAGTCGCGTCAGCAAGAGCGAGATCGTCTTCTCGTCCGGTGGTCGCATCAAGGCGTTGCCAAGCTCCGGTGGCCGCGGGTTCACCGGCAACGTCTTCTTCGACGAGTACGCGTACCACCAGTTTGCAAAGGACGCGTGGGAGAACGCCGCGCCGGCTGCGCGCCTCGGGTTTCGTCGCCGTGTGGTGAGCACGCCGAACGGCACGGGGAACGAGTTTTACAACCTCTGGAAGGCAGCGAAGCGGCCGAACTCCGGATGGTCGGTGCACGAGGTGCCGTACACGCGCGCCGTCGCCGACGGATTCCCGTTCGACATGGCCGACGCCATGGTCGAGGCCAAGGGCGACCCGCGCATCTTCGCGCAACTCTATGGCTGCTCATTCCTCGACAGCGAGCTCCAGTACATCCCGAGCGCGCTCATCGATGCGGCCCGCTCTGAGTCGACGTGGTGCGAGGAGGGCGAGTGCTACGCGGGCCTTGACGTCGGACGCACGAACGACCTGACCGCACTGGTCATCATCAAGCGCGACGCGCACGGCGTCTGCTGGCAGCAGCGAATCGAGACGCGCAAGCGCACCGCGTACGAGGATCTCGAAGCGCTCGCCGCGATGGCGTTCGGGGCGCCGTACTTCTGCCGCCGACTATGCGTCGACGCTACCGGCATGGGCGCTTTCCCTGCTGAGCAGCTCCAAAAGAAGTTCGGACTCCACGCTGTGGAACCGGTCGTCTTTACGAACCAGTCGAAGGAAGATCTGGCGACGACGCTCTATCAGGCGTTCGCCGACAAGCGCATCCGCCTTGAGGGCGGCGACTCACCCAGCAGCTTCGCACTGCGAGAGGACATCGCCGCTATCCGCCGCGTCGTCACCGCCGCCGGTAACGTCCGCTACGACGCGCCGCACACCGACGAAGGCCACGCCGACCGAGCGTGGGCGCTCGCGCTCGCGGTGCACGGCTGCTCTCGACGCGGCCAAGGCAAGCACGTCCTCCACGATTACGACGATACCGAGCTCGACTGATGACCACCCAGCAACCCGCCGGCTACGACGAAGCAGTCAAGGCCGTGCACGCGAACATGTCTCCGCGCGCGCACCGCATGGCGCAGCTCGAGCGGTTCGTCGAGGGTACGCAGTACGAGGGACTGCCCAACTTCTGGGCGGCTGATGCGAAGGTCCCGCTTGTCGACCGAGCGCCGTGCATCGTCTACCCGATCGTCAGGAGCGCCATCGACAGCAACGTCGACCTGTTGCTCGGTGAGGGACGCTTCCCGACGCTTTCCGCGCGCCCCGACGAGGACGGCGACATCGTTGATGACGGCGAGTTGAGCGAAGAAGAGAGCGCGACGATCGACGCGTTCATTCGTCAGGTCCACAAGCAGTCGCGCTTTCGCGTCGCCGCGCGCGAGATGTTTGCTGCCGGTCAGGCCAGCGGCTCCGCGTGCGCACTCCTCGGCGTGCGCTCGGGCAAACTCTTCGTCGAGACCGTCAAGGCCCGTTGGTGCGAGCCCGAATTTGACATTGACGGCAACGTCACGCGCCTCGTCATCCAATACCCCTACGTCGAGACCGTCCGCGTCAGCGGGCAGTGGCAATCGAAGGCGCGCGTCTACCGCCGCGTCATCGACGACCAGAACGACGTGACGATGCTGCCGGCCGAAGGTCGCGCCGACGGTGGCGAAATCGCGTGGCGCAAAGATGCGGCGCGCAGCGTCACCCACGGCCTCGGCTTCTGCCCGGTCGTCTGGTACGCGCACATGCGCGGCTGCGTCGCGTTCGGCGACTACGACGGCAAGGCCATCCACGAGCAGCTGCTCGATGAGATCAAGGCACTCGACATGACGCTCTCTCAGCGTCAACGAGCCGCGTACTACGCTGGCGATCCGCAGTGGACAGAGGCCGGCGTCGAACTCGGAAGCAGCCCCACCGGCGGCGGGCGGCGTGGCCGCGGCATCATGAGCACACCCGCAGGCGGCCGGCCGTCAGACGACAACCCGGTGAATGGACGCTTCGCGGACCCGCTCGTCGGCAGCAAGGCGCGCAAGAAGAGTCCGGGCGATGTCTGGCAGTACGAAAGTCCCGACACCAAGGTCCAGCTCCACACGCTCCCCGGCGACGCGCTCAAGGCCATCGACGACACCGCCCACGATCTGCGGCAAAAGATCGCTGAGTCGCTCTGCGTCGTGTTCATGGATCCGGAGAACGTGAAGTTCGCAGCTACCGTGAGCGGCAAGGCGCTTGAGGTGCTCAAGCAGCGACAGCTGGATCGGTGCGACCAGTACCGCGCCGACTTCGGCGAGCGATTCATCCTTCCGGCGACCAACATGCTCCTCCGCATCGTCGCAAAGGTGAAACTCGGGGCACGCGTGCCCGGCATCAAGCGCGCGCTGCCGATCCTCACCAAGATCGGCGGCAGCGACGAGGGCGCCCATGTGGCAGCCGCCTAGCCTCACCCTCCGGTGGGGTCCGTACTTCCGCGCCGCCCCGGAAGATGAGCAGAAGCTCGTCGACCTAGTCGCGCAAGCGCGAGACGCCGGCCTCATCACGCGCCGCACGGCCGTGGAGCGTGTCGCTCGTCAGTTTGGGATCGAGAACGTGGACGAGTACGTCGACGCGCTCGAGAAGGAAGACCAGAAGCGCGACGCTGCCTCGCTCGAGAAGGCGGAGATGGCCATCGCCAGCATGAGCGCGAGGCAGAAGGCCAAGAGCACGCCTCCGCCACCGCAGTCAACCGATGACGTCAGCGAGTGAGGACGAAGCGCGCAAGAGGCGCGATGACGCCGCAGTCGCGCTGCTGATGCTCTCCCGAGAGCGCGCGCTTCGCACTGGTCTCCGAAGCTCGCTCAAGCGAGCAGAGGCTCGCGCGGTAGACGATCCGCGCGGCGCCACATACGCGCTCGCGGACGACTCCGCCAAGATCCTGACGGCGCAGCGCTCGGCGACCGCCACAGCCTCAGGCGCATCCGCAGCGGCACGCGTGGGCCTTGCTACCTCGGCGGCCGTCGGCCTCGTTGCCGCTCACGAATCAAAAATCGCGGCGAAGGCAGAGCGAGAGGCGGCCCGCATCGCGAACGGTTTCGAGCGCAAGCTTGCTAGGTGGGCAGACCCGCACGTCGCCGCGCGCGCCGTTCGATCCCAGGTCGACACAGCCGCAGCCACCGAGACCGCTGACGCCATCCAAGATGGCAGACGCATCTTCCTGCGCGAGCACGAGGACGAGCTCGCCGACCGATTCATCCAGGTGTGGAACGCCACGTTCGACAACACCTGCGAGGTCTGTAGCGCGCTCCACGGCACGACCGCGCCCATCGGTAGCAGCTTCGGCGGCTACGAGCCGGGCTCTGTTCACCCACGCTGTCGATGCTTCATGTCGATCCAACGCATTCACTGATCCGAGGAACCCATGCCGGAATCGAAGACGTGCCTGATCTGCGGCATGGTCGCAGGCAGCGACGCATTCACGTGCGTTGCGTGCGGCGAAGCGTCGTGGAGCGCACCGAGCGCCATCGCCGCAGAGGAGAAGCCGGCCGCGGACGGTGAAGTGTCTGCGCCCCACGCTGACGAAAAGCCCGCTCGAGGGAAGCGCCGATGATCATCGTTGACGCCTGGAAGTTCACCGGCGCTACGCCGGCGTCCGCGTCGTCCGCGCTGGTCGCTGGCTGCATCGTCGGACCGAGCCTCAACAAGTACGACTGGTTCGAGATCGACGTCGTCGCCACCGGCGGCACCGGCGGCACGCTCGACGTCTACTTGCAGCGCAAGCTGGAAACGGACGTCTGGGTCGAGTTCGCACATCTCCCGCAGGTCGCCGCAGCGACGACGAAGTGCTTCTCGCTCAAGAGCCAGGCTGGCACGGCGATCACCGAGGTCGGCAAGTTCAGCGACTCCGGCAGCGGCACGGCGGTGCTCGCGGCCAACTCGCTCGTCGGCGGGCACTTCGGCGACATCTTCCGCGTGTACGTCACCGCTGGCGCCGGCACCACTGTCGCCGGAGCGGTGACGCTCTACGTGCGCGCGTTTAGGGCGCAGGGCTGATGGGCCAAGGCTACCAGTACGTCGGCGGCATCATCTACGAGCTGACCGATGACGGCCATGTGCCGGTCAAGCAGAAGTCGTCGGACATTGGTTCGAGCGTCGTTCCCACGGATGCAGCGGAGCAAGTCGCCGCTCCGAGCGTGCCACGCGTCTACGGCGCGCCCACACCGAAGCCGGCGGCACCCATCGCGGCAAAGCAGCCTGCTCCAGAGCTGACGCCAAAGGACGTGGTGCGTCTCGCGCGCAAGCGTCTCGTCGAGGTGAAGCGCGAGATTGCGCGCCTCCGCAAGCTCGAAGTCGAGCGCGACCAACTGACGCGACTCCTCGATGCCGCGGACGGCAAGCCGCGCGCAGTCGTGCGCGACCTCCCGAAACGCTCCGCCTGACCGGCGAGCATAACACCAACCGTCACCGACAACTCACCGGCGCGCACGCGTCCGGCGCTGAGGAGAACTCGCTATGTCTACGATCAACGGAACCATCACCGGCGTCACGCTCATCGATGCGAACAAGGGCATGGGCGGCGACAACCGCAAAGCGTTCCTCTGCGCCGCGTCCTTCGCCGCGTACACCGGCGCGTCCGACACGTACACCGTGACCGGCATCAACACCGCGATCGCCGCGCATGAGCGCAACGGTAAGACGCTGACCCTCCTCTATGTCGTGCCCGCTTCGTGCGGCCTCGACACCAACGGGCAGGCCGTCTACCTCAAGTCCGCTCCGACCCTGTCGAACACCACGACCACGGGCGACATCGCGGGCGACCTCACTGCCGCGGACGGCTCGACGGAGCTCACGTCGGCGACCGCGTCGCAGGGCGTGCAGTTCATCGCCGTCGTCAAGGAAGCCTGAGACTTCACCGCGCTCGCTTCGGCGGGCGTGTGGCGAACGCCGTGCCTTACCAGGCGTGACAGGCGGGAGAGCACCGCCGCCAATCGAGCACCGAGCGCGCCGCTTTGCGCGCTCCTCCGCACGGGCCGCCGCCGGTCAACGGGCGAACGGAGAAGCACATGAGCGATCAGCAATCGGCAGCGGGCCAAGCGCCCGCCGCACCGTCGACGTCTGCCCAGCCCGCGGCCACCGCCGCCCCTGTCGCCGCGCCCAGCGCGCCGGCATCGAACGAGGATCCGCACTGGCTCAAGCCGCGCCTCGAACAGGCGAAGGCCAGCGTCCTCCGCGAGCTCGGCGTCGATGACGTCGAGGCCGCGAAGAAGGCGCTCGCGGACGCGAAGGCCAAAGCCGACGCGGAGAAGACCGCTGCGGAGAAGGCTGCGGAGTACAAGGCCAAGTTCGATACCGAGGCCGCCGAGAAGGCTCGTCTCGCTGCGACAGTCGCAGAGCACGCGGCACGCATGCTCATCGGCCTCACCGCCGAGCAGCAGAAGGCCGTCAAGGACATCGCTGGCGACGACGCTGCCGCGCAGCTCCGCGCCATCGGTGCGCTGCAACCCACGTGGGCCGCACAACGCGCCACGCAAGCGGCGGAAGCCGCAGCAGCGGCGCCGGCCGCTGTCGCGCCTGTGACGACGTCTCCGGCACCGAGCGCGCCGAACGGCGCCGTCACCTCACCTCCGGATCACCGCGCCATCTACGTGGAGCTGCGGAGGTCCAACCCGTTCGCTGCCGCGGCTTACGCCGAGCAGCACCCCGAAGCCTACGCGGCCAAGGGCTGACCACGCACGACCTCCACACGGGCTCGTCGCTCGGTGGGTTTTTGAAAAAGGAAACCAGACATGCCGTCGTTCAACCGAGCCACGCTTCCCGAAGAGTTCTACGAGCGCGTCAGCAGCCAGATCCTCGTCAAGCCGGAGCCGCAGTACCTCTACGCGCAGCTCTGGCTGGGCGCGATGGGCATGTCGCTCCAAGCGCCTGCCATGCTCGGTCTCGAAGGCCGAGCCATCGCATCGAACGGCGCTGACTACCCGTCCGCCGATCGCGATCGTCTGATGCTCGCGAGCCCCCTCATGAACGAGGTGGTCGCGGCCAAGGTCGACTTCACCAAGGAGTTCGGCAACACGATCAAGATCAACCGCCCGACGTTCACGAACTCGACATACACTCAGGTGTCTCGTCAGCTCGCCAGCGGCGTGACCATCAGCACGACCGGCATCGCGGTCGCGAGCGAGCAGACCAACCTCACGCTGTTCCGCTACGGCGGCCCCTACAGCACGACGGTCCAGCCGTACGCGATCGAGGCGTTCGACTCGAAGATGAGCGTGCACTCTGCCGTGAAGATTCACGGCACGAACCTCATCCGCGACTGTCACCGGTTCATCGACGCGGTCAATGGCGTCCTCCTCGACACCGCGGCGACGACGACCTACCCGGCCGGCGTCACGGCCGACAACGACGTGACCCTCGCGGGCACCGCTCCGATGACGTTCGAGCAGATCTCTCGAACCGAGGAGCAAATGGACACCGCGAACCTCCCGACCTTCTCGGATGGGTTCCGTCTCCTCGTGCTCACGCCGACGCAGGTGCGTCAGCTCAAGAACGACCCGCAGTACCAGCGCGCTGCGCAGATGATGCCGCAGTACAACATCCTCTTCCCGCAGTACGTCTCGAGCGTCGGGAAGTTCCACATCTTCAAGAGCACCACGCTCTCGACGGCGAACAACTCGTCGAGCATCCCGATCCACAAGGGCCACGCGATCGCCCCTGGCGCGCTTCTCGGCGGCATGGGTCGACCGCTCCGCGTGATGCCCAACACGAACGACAACTACGGCGAGACCGTCCTCGTCATCTGGCTGGGCGATCTCGCGTTCGGCCTCGCGGACAACACCTTCGTCGTGTCGGTCAGGTCCGCCGCTTAGTCGGTTGAAGTCATAGCCAAATGCGTCATGCTTTGGCTATGGCCAGATGCTCCATTGTCGGTTGCCGGAAGACGGCGAAACACTTGGCGATGTGCGTGACGCACTACCATCGCGCGCATCGCCGAGCCGCCGGCATTCCGGAACGCAAGTCACCATCGCCTTGCTCTGTCGATGGGTGCCGGGAAATGCGCGCGGCTCGCGGGTTATGCAAAATGCATTACATGCGGGCGCGAGTCCGCGGCGAGTTTGCGGACTTTCCGAAGTGCAGCCGCCGAGGTTGCGACAACCGTGTAATGAGCCACCGGTTGTGCAACAAGCACAATAAGGAGCGCGCTGCGCGCGCGGCTGGCGTCCCCAAAAGGCGATTTGTCAAGAACGGGCGGATGGTCGATCCGCGAAGCGGATACGTCGTCGTTCGCCGCCCAGGGCATCCTAATGCCGACGGCGTCGGTCGCATCTTTGAGCATCGGCTCGTGATGGCGGAGCACCTGGGCCGGCCCCTCACCAGGGTAGAGACTGTTCACCACAAGAACGGCAAGCGCGCCGACAACCGGCTCGAGAACCTAGAGCTGTGGTCGACGTCGCACCCGAAGGGCCAGCGCGTTAGCGATGTGCTCGCGTGGTGTCGTGAATTTTTGGCCCAATACGAAGGATTCGATTCATGAAGATCGTTGGCGACAAGTCGATCAGCGGAGACTTCTCCGCGGTCACGGTGGGCAACGCGCTCGCCGCGACGGCCCTGTTCACCGGCAAGGAGTTCCAGAAGGTCCGCGGCCTCATGGCCAAGGTCACTGTCCTCGCCGAGACCAACACCCTCACGCTGACGGCCAAGTGGCAGGTCTCGCGCGACAACTCGACCTGGGTCGACGTCGCGAACGGCACGCAGAACGCCGCCGGCGTCGCACTGGCGACCGGTACCGCGGGCGCGGATGCCGCCGTCACGAAGTACATCATGTGTCCCGACGACATCACGTACTCCACGCCGTGGGTGCGCCTCGCGGTCGTCGTCGGCGCGGTCAGCGGCACCGTGAACGACACGTACGCGATCTCGTACGACTACACGATGCTCTCCGGCGCCGAGATCGGGCTCTGACGATGGCTCTGACGTCCGCTGAGGTCCGCCGCATCCGCTACGAGCTCGGCTACAACGTGCTCGCGGTTGGTGCGGAGCCTTATGTGGGTGTCACCCAGCTCTTCGAGCAGGTCATCCAGCCGTACCTGACGGCAGGCGCATCGACCACGTCGAGCACTGCTGTCGTGGCGTCATCGACGGGCGCTCCGGTCACGCTCACGCTTGCCAGTGCCACTGGCTTCAACGTGTTCGACCGGGCCGTGGTCGACGTCGATGGACGACAGGAGTTCGCCACCGTCTCTGCCGTGGCGGGCTCGACGATCACCGTACAGCTCTCGCTCGCCCACTCCGGCACGTACCCCGTGACAGTCGAGGGCGGCGAGAGCATCGTGCGGGAGATCTTGCGCGAGTGCATCCGCATCGGCGGCGGAGGCGGCCTCCTGTCCAAGTCCGCCGGCAAGGCGGGCCTCAAGAAGGTTGACGAGGTCGAGTTCTTCGGCAGCAGCACGTCGACCACCATCGCGGCGCAACAGCGCAAGATGCTCGACTACTGGCGCAACGAGCTCGCTGCCGCTCTCGGCGTCGAGAACATGCGACAGACCGGTGGTGTCGGCGGCGGATCGGTGTCGGTCTACTGATGTCTTTCCGCACCGACATCCTCGAAGCCGTCGAAGACGTGCGGAGCGTGCCTGGCGAGCTCGACATCCGCCAGTATCGCGTCTTCGTCTCCGTGCAGACGTGGAGCGGCGCACGGCCCGGCCTCGGCACCGCGATTACGACCGAGACGGAGCTGCTCGTCAGCGGACACCCGCCGCGCGTAAAGCCGATGACGACCAAAGACGTCGTCGCTTCGGGCGGACTCTACACCGCGTCAGATCTCAAGGTCGGCCCGTTCACCCCGCCGAACGCGAAGGGCGGGACCGATCCAGCGGTCTACAACCCGAACACGAGCAACTGCCCGACCGCGATCACGTTCCGCGTGTCCGGCCCTGGGCTGCCGTCGGGCGGCATTCGCTGCGAGCGAATCAACGACGACACCTACGGCAACTTCTCGCACTACCTGATCCTCAGGCAGACGGGGGCGACGTGAGCGACAGCATCGTCACCGTCGACTCGTCGTCCGTTCGCGCGAAGCTCGCCAAGCTCTCCGACGCACTCGAGCACGCAGCGCTCATTGCGACGCGCACGGCGGCGAACGCGGCGGCGCAGAAGGCGCGCGCTTCACGGCTCTTCGTCGACCGCACGGGCGAACTGCGTCACTCGATTCAGCCGCACTCGGGCCTCGTTGTTCGCGGCGGTGTTGGGTCGATGGTGCTCGCCGCGTCCAAGCACGCTGTCTTCGTCGAGAAGGGCACCCGCGCGCACTTCATCACGCCGCGACCCGGCGGGATGCTTCGCTTCCAGGTGCGCGGCCACTGGGTCTTCGCGCGTGTCGTGCGACACCCTGGCACGAAGCCGCGCCCATTCATGAACTACGCGGCCGTCCACGGTCGGACCGTGCTCGCGTCCTCGCTGCAAGCGGAAGTGCGTCGCGCTCTGCGCGGTGGTGGCGGGTTCGGTGGTCGGGTGACCTGATGGCGGACTTCGACCAGTTCGGCTACGGCGCGTCGGTCTACCCGCTCACGTCGTCGACGAGCAGCTCGCTTCTCCGCGACGCGGACCCGGCGCTCTTCTACCTCCTCGAGTTTCTCTCGTGGGGCCTCGGGCACTACCTCGACGCGCGCATCACGGCGGCGACCAACCAGGTCCCGAGCCTGTCGATCGTCTCGCGAGCTGTTGCGTACTCGACGCCACTCAACCCGGCGCCGTTTCTGACGCAGCAGCAGTTCAAGTTTCCGCTTCTCGCCATCTACCGAGTCGACGACGAACTGCGCGACCAGTCGCAGGTGTGGCGCACGAACGACTGCACGCTCGCGATCGAGTACGTGCTCCCGCCGCTCGACTCCGCGCAGGCGGAGCAGCTCATCCCGCTTCTCAAGTCCGCGCGTGACGTGGTCGACCGGCTCTGCCGCGTGGGTCATCACCCATCGTTCACGCCCACCGGCGGGACGGCTGGTGCGGGCCCGTTCGGACCGTCGTTCGGCGGCATCGCCGCGATCGACGTGAAGCGCGCGAAGTTCGGCGCGTACCCGAACACGGAAGGCAAGCTCGACTTCCCCGCCGTCGTCCTCGAGTGCGTGATGACGGAGCGCACCGAGCCCGTCACCGGCGCGCTCGAGGCGTTCAAAGCAGCAGACGTGCACGTCGACTCGAAGGCGTCGGACACGGACACGACTCTCACTGACCTCGTCGTCGTGGACACGAGCGTCGGCTGACCAAACACCGCGCGGGCGCTGCCCGGCGAGGAGACAAGCATGGGAACGCTCCGCGTGCTCGCCGCTGGCGAGGCACTTGTGCAGGACTTTGTCGCGATGCGCGCCGGCCATCGCCGGTTCATCGGCCGCAAGCTCGACCCGAACCAGGGCGAAGAGTTTGCCGACGCCGAAGACCCGACCATCAAGCGGCGTCAGGCGGTCTTCGTTCCGACGGACGCGCCAGAGCTCGTGCCGGACTGCCCGGAGTACCGCAAGGCGCTCGTCGCCGGCGATCTGCTCCCCGCTGACGAAGCGACCGCGAAGGCCGTTGGCCTCGCCTGGAAGGCCGCGCCCAAGCCGGCCGTGAAGGAGTGATCCAATGACCGCTTCGATCGTGCTGACCGGCATCGGCGCCGGCTACCCCAACCCCGGCGTCTACGTCGAGGTGAACTACGCGCAGGGCAACGCTCTCCCTGGCACCGGCACCTACTCGATCCTGATCCTCGCGAACAAGACGAGCGCCGGCAGCGGCACCGCCGACACCGTGATCTACGGGCCCGACACGCCCGTCCCGCTCCAGTCCGAGCAGGACATGATCAACATCGGCGGTCCGGGCAGCGAGGCGCATCGCTGCTTCCGCGCGATGGCGTCCGTGCTCGGCGCTGGCAGCACCATCCCGGTCTACTGGCTCTTCGTCGGAGAGAGCGCGGGCACGGCTGCGTCGAAGAACATCACGCTCACGGGCGCGGCGTCCGGCGCCGGCAACCTTCGCGTCTACGTCGGCGGCGGCTTCACGCCCGGCGAGGAGTACGTCGACGTCGTCATCTCGAGCGGTGACACCGCGGACGCGATCAAGTCGGCCGCCATCACCGCGATCAACACGCGCACCTTCTGGCCGGTCACGGCCTCGTCCGGAGGCGTCGGCATCATCACGCTCACGGCCAAGCAGAAGGGCCCGCGTGGCAACGACATCATGGTGCAGTGCGCGATCACGAACGGCATCACGACGTCGGTCGACACGACGACGCGCACCCCGCTCGCCAGCGGCGCCACCGCCGACAGCAACGCGACCGCGCTCACGACCATCTCGGGTCAGCGCTACTTCTACATCGGCTCCGCGGCGAACGATGCCACCCAGTTCGGCGCGATCGGCTCGGCGCTCGGCACGCAGGCGCTACCCGGCAACGGCATCCGCCAGCATGCGCTCGCCGGGTTCTCCGGAACGCTCGCGAACGCAAACACGCTCTCGACCACGCTCAACAACGCCCGTTGCGGCGTCGCGTGGCAGGATCTGAGCGACTTCACGCCGGCCGAGATCATGGCGCACACGCTCGCTGTCATCGCGCTCGAGGAAGCCGGCAAGCTCCCGCGTCCGCGCCACAACTTCTCGCTCTTCGGCCAGAGCGCGGACACCCAGTCGAAGTGGAAGCTCCGCGCACCGCGCTCGGCGGTCACTCCCACGCCCACCGAGATCCAGAGCGCGCTCAACAACGGCACCTCTCCGATCGCCTCGAATCGCAACGGATCGAGCTTCCTCGTGAAGCTCGTCACGACGCGCTCGCTCAACGGGTCGAATGCGGACTATCGCGTCCGAGACTGGCACCGTGCGACGGGGCCGGACTTCTTCGCCGATGACCTCGCCGCCCAGATCACCGCTCGCTACCAGGGCAAGGACATCGAGGACGACCCGCCGGCCGACCAGCCGCCGCTCCCGCAGAACAACAACGCCGTCAACTCGCGCGGGTTCAAAGACACCGTGTTCGAGATGATCGACTTCCACAACGACAACGGCAACGCGAAGAACGTGTCGTCGATCAAGGCCGGCACGCAGGTGCAGCGCGAGACCACGCCGACGAACCGCATGAGCGCGCGCGTGCCGTGGCAGTCGGTCGACATCTTCGACCAGGCCTGCATCGCGATCGACCAAGTCGGCTGACGCATCCACGCAGCGATGACGGTGCCGGGCGCGGCGCCGCATCGCCGAGCCCACTCCACCGGCCCTGAGCCGGACGCGCCCGCTTTTCCCTCTGGCCCGCCCTCGCGCCAGCCGATGTCGGCTGCTCGTGACGGCGGGCTTTTTCGCAGGAGTCCGCCGTGGCCAATCTCCAGAAATACACCAACGCACTGGTCTACGCCGACGGCGCGCTCTTCGCCGAGAACGTGTCGGTCAAGATCTCCCGCAAGAGCGGAGCGATCCCGGTCCACACGACGCCGAAGGGCCTCGCCGGCTTCGCGCAGGGCGCGCCGGAAACGAGCATCTCCGTCGAGAACGGTGTTCCGCTTGCCGACTTCGAGCTCGACCCTGGCAAGTACATGAAGTTCGGCAAGACGATCACGCTCACGGTCCAGGCCGCCGGCAAGTCGCTCAAGTGCAAGGGGCAGATCCTCGAGGACTCGTTCAGCCACTCCGCGAACTCCGCGTCGTCGCTGTCCTTCGAGTTCCTCGGCGGACTCGCGAGCTGGGAGTGAGTGAGGCATGAGCGTCGTCCCGAAGCACACGGACCCGGCCGCGCTCTGGGCGGCGCTCTCTGCCACGCCACGACCCTTCGACGTCGTCGACCTTCCGCGCAAGGACGCGAGCGGGAAGCCCGTCGGTCAGGTCGCGCTCGTCGTCCTCAAGGTCGAGGAGCAGATGGCGTGCGCTGCCCAGGCGGGCAAGTTCGCGCGCAAGATGCTGCGCGAGAAAGACGGCGACCTCTCACCGTCGCATCCCGACTTCCAGGACCTCTACAACAATCAGGCGGCGCTCGAGGTCCTCTGGCGTGCGTGCCGCATGCCGGGGAATCTCGACCAGCGCGCGTTCCCGAACCCGGAGCAGATTCGATCGACGTTCACCGACGACGAGATCGCGGTGCTCTTTCGCGCGTACCTCCAGGTCAAGTCGGAGCGCGGGCCGATCGTCAGCGAGATCGAGGAGCGCGACGTGGACGCGTGGGTCGAGCGGCTGCGCGAGGCGGGCAGCAAGCTCCCTTTAGGTTTGCTCTCGTGGGACGGGCTATCGGACCTGACGTGGCGTTTGGCCTCGCGCCTGTCGACGTCCTCGACGGGCACTGGCTCTGCTGGCGCGCCGCCGTTGAATGGCTCCGAAGCATCGGCGGCCTCGAGTGATGACGGCGTGAAGCCGATCTCGTTGGAGTGACATGCAAGGCGACACGATCCGCATCGACTTCCAGGTCGGGGCACTCGCTGAGGTTCAGCGTGCGCTCCAGACGGTGGAAAAGGCGCTTGTGCGCCTCGACTCCGTCGCGACCAAGTCGGCGGGCCGGTCGATGTCCGAGCGCACGCGCACCGTCAAGGGCGAGCTCTCGCAGCAAGTCCGCGAGCAAGAGAAGGCCGCCCGCGACGCCGAGCGCATCGCGCGGAACGCTGCCCGAGTAGCGCAGACGCTCGCGAAGGAGCGAACGAAGCAAGAGGCCATCGAGGCCAAAGAGCGCACGAAGATCGCCGAGCGTGAGGAACGCGACAAGGCCAAGGCGGCCGCTCGTTACCTGACGGAAGCACGTCAGGCGCGCGAGCGGCTCGAACGGCGTTCGGCGAACGAAGCGCGGAACGGTGACCGCGTCCGCGACCGCGTCGGCGGCGCCGCGGGGCGACTCATCAGCAATGCCGTCGGCACCACCACCAAGCTCGCGGGCGTGGCGCTTGGACTCGGCGGTGGGTTCACGATCGCCGATGCGCTCGGGAGCGACATCCGTCTGCGTGGCAAGGCGCGCGAGCTTTCGATCCAGAGCGAGGGATCGGTCTCGGCCGAGCAGGTCTACGGCATGGCCACGCGCGGCGGCGTCCAGTACGGGCGCAGCTCCGAGGAGATGGTCGGCGGTCTCGATCGCTTCTACGCGAAGGCCGGCGACATGAACATGGCCGTCAAGATGATGGGCGAGCTCGCCGAGCTGGCCAACGCGACGGGCGCATCGTTCAACGACCTCTCCGAGGTCGCCGGCCAGTTTTTCGCCAGCGACAAGACGATGAGCGCGGAGCAGCTCGCCCAAGCGATGCGAGACATCGCCGAGCAAGGACGACTCGCCAGCGTCGACATGCGCGAGCTTGCGCAGTACGGCTCGCGGCTCACCGGTGCCGCGGCGCTCTTTGCCCCCGGCGCGAACGGCAACCGACTTGACACCGTGCGGAAGCTCGGCGGGCTCACGCAGATCGCCGCAGCGAAGGGCGGCGCCTCGAGTGCCGCGGAAGCGACGGAGAGCGTGCTCGCGATGGGGCTCGACATCAACGAGCACGCGGACCGCTTCAAGGAACTCGGCATCAACTTCGCCGACAAGAACGGGCAACTCAACGATCCGCTCTCGATCATCCGCCAAGCCGTCGACAAGACGAACGGAAACAGCGGCGCGCTGATGGAGCTGTTCGGTCGCCGCTCGTTCCGCGCGGCCGCTGGTTACGCCACGGTGTTCAACGACGCCCGCCGCGGAGGCGCGTCAAAGGCGGACGCGCTCGCTGCGGCGGACAAGCAGGTCAACGAGTACGCCGCTGCGACTATGACGCGCGAGCAGGCGGCGCGCGAGAGCGCGCAGCGCAACGCGGAAGTCGATCGTCAGCTCGAGATGGCGATGACCGAGCTTCACAACGCCGTCGGCAAGGAGCTGACGCCGGAGATCGTGAAGCTCGTCCCGAAGCTCCGTGAGCTGATCCCGCTCTTCGGCAAGGCCGTGCACCAGCTCGGCCGCTTCATTGGATGGTTCGCCGAAAACCCGCTCCAAGGTCTCGGCGCCATCGTCGCCGCGGCCGTGGTGAAGGACCTCGCGCTCGCTGGCATCGGCGCGGCGGTCAAGTCCGCCATCGTCGCCGCACTGGGTGCCGCTGGCTTCGGCAACGCCGCTGGCGGGGCCGCTGGCGGCGTCGCGAGCGGGGCGGCGGGGGCCGGGGCAGGCGTCGGCGCCGGAGCGCTTGGGACCGCGCTGGCGGCCGGCGTGGGCGGCGCTGCGGGCGCCGTCGTCGGTGGCGTCAACCTCTACAACACGCTCTCCGAGCAGGAGCAGGCGCTGCAGGGCGCGCACGGCGTCGTAGGGAAGTCGGCCTTCCTCGGCGCGATGACGCGCCGAATCAACGAAGGCACCGCGACGCCTGAGGACATCGCGCGCGCAAAGGCGATCAGCGAAGGACTCTCGACCGACATCGCGTCGGCGAAGGCCGCGGGCGGAGACAGCAAGGTCACGCAGTACACGTCGGCGATGGCGTCGGTGCTCACCGGCAACATGTTTGGCTCGCGCGATCGGTCGAACGCCGCGAGCGCGGGCGCCGTGACGCTCATGAACGGCGAGACCGAGGCGACGGTGAAGCGGTTCAACGACGCGCTGGCCAACGCCGCCAACAAGCTCGCGGCGTTCAGTTCGGCGGACCCGGCGCGCAACTCTCCGATGACCGATCCGCGACGCGGCGGGACGAGCAAATGACCGACGTCTACGCATCGCTCCTTCCGCTCGCGTGGAAGAAGATGGTCGTGCCGTCGACGCGGCTCACGTTCCGTTTCGCCCAAGACGCCGCGCGTCACGAATACCCCGGGCGCGACGGCGCGAAGCTTGAGGGCACCGGCCGCGCGCCGCTCCAGTTCACGGCGGTCATTCCGTTCCGCAACGGCATCGAGGCGGGCCCGCACGAGAAGTGGTCAACGACGCCGCTCTACCCGAATGCGTTCCGCGAGTTCCTGAAGCTCGCCGCTGACCGCACGTCCGGCACGCTCCAGCACCCAGAGTTCGGCGAGGTGCGGTGTAAGCTGCTCACCGCCGACGGTGAGTGGGATGGGCGCCAGATGCGCGACGGCGTCGACGTCAACGTCGTGTGGGAAGAGGACCTCGAGGAAGAGGACACCTTCGCCAGTGCGCTCGACCGCCAGTCGCCGGCGGATCGTCTCGACGCAGAGGCCGCCACGGCCGACGACGCGATCGACCAAGCCATCGCCGCGCTCAAGTCCAAGAACGCAGGCATCGAAGCGGAGGCGCTCGACCAGCTCCAGGGCTTCAAGGACGAGCGGCTTTCCCCGGCGTCGTTCGGCGACTTCGCGCGGTCGCTCAAGGCGCCGCTCGACCAGATCTCCGCGACCAGCGCGCGCGTCGCCGGATCCATCGACTCGATCGCCTACCGCGCGAACGAGCTGAGCGACTCGGTGGCGGCCGTCGGTTCCCCGGCGCTGCTTTGGCCCATCCAAGAGGCGGCCGACAACCTCGCCGACTCCACGGCCCGAATGAAGGACACGTTCGCGTCGAACGGGCGGACGATCCTCCTCTACACGACGGCGGTGGAGACGACGCTCGACGACGTCGCGCGCGAGCTCGGCGCGACGTTCGACGACCTTCTGCTGCTCAACCCACGGCTCGCGGTCGCGCCCAGCGTCCCGGCCAACACCGGCGTCAGGTACTACGGGTGAAGGACTTCTTTCTCGTCGATCCGAGTCCGGAGAGCGACGAGGTGTCGCTCGCCACGGCCGACGGCGTCCAGATCACCCGCTTCACCGAATACGAGTTCTCGAGCGACTTCCTCACGCCCGCGGACGGATTCTCGTTCACATACGAGCCGGGCGACACGTCGAAGGACGTGGTGCAGAAGGTCCTCGCCGACTTCGCGATCGGGACTGAGGTCACGCTGCGCATCAACGGCGCCGTCCAGGGCGTCGGGTACATCGACGACATCGACATGCACGGGTCGAAGGACTCCGGGCTTCAGGTCGTCATTGAGGGTCGGTCGAAGATCGCCTACGCGGTCGACGCGTGCGTGGACCCAGGCACGACCTTCGCGAAAGACACGACGCTCGAGGACTTTCTGATCAAGGTCTACTCGCCGTTCGGGTTCGACAACCTCTTCATCGACAACGACGCTGGCCGGGAGATCGCGACCAGCAACATCCGGCACAAGGTCAAGCGGACCTACTCGACCGGCAAGCGAAAGAAGCGGCACACGCACGCCGCGGTCAACCCGCTCAACAAGTACACGCTCGACACGCAGCTCAAGCCATACCCCGGCGAGGGCGTGCACGCATTCGCGTCTCGTGTAGCGCAACGTCACGGTCTCTGGATCTGGTGTGACGCTACCGGCAACCTCGTCGTCTCGCGGCCCAACTACGACCAGGACGCGCTCTACCAGCTCGTGCGAAAGAGCGGCGACTCGCAGGCGACGCAGTTCAACAACGTGAAGCACGGCGGCGTGCGGCGCTCTGGCAAGGACCAGCCATCGGCGATCTTCGCTGCCGCGCAGGCGGGGTCGTCGCCGGACTTCCTTCGATCGACTCGCAAGCTCTTCGCGATCAACCCGGCGATCTGGTCGAACGACCTCGCGGACATCAAAAACCGATACTCGACCGTCCGCCAGATCGACGTGCTCAACCCGTCGCTCACCGTTCCGACGGTGAAGTTTGCGCGGCCGGTGTTCCTCTACGACGCGGAAAGCCGCACCGAAGAGCAGCTCGAGGCGTTCATCCGCCGCGAGCTCGCGCTCCGCATGCGCAAGGCCGTCGTCGCCACATACGTGGTCGACGGGCACGTCTCGAACGGCGCGGCGTGGAACATCGACACCATCGCCGTCATCGATGACGACTGGGCAGACGTGCACGACACGTTCTGGATCATCTCTCGAAAGTGCCGCAAGAGCCGCCGCGGCGGCACCGAGACGCATCTCGAGCTCGTGCAAAAGGGCTCGCTCGACTTCGCTGCACCAGAAGTGGACGGATAGGCCATGTGGGACGGGATCCGAGTTGGCGTCGACATCCTCGCTACCCGCCTCAGCGACAAGACCAAGCGTGTGATCGCGCGCATCGGTGACGCGTTTACCGGGGTCACCGAAAGCGACAACGCCGAGGTCTGGCAACACGTCGGCCTCGTCTCACGGCCACCGAAGCCCGTTGCCGGCAAGCAGGCCGCGCAGGGCGTGTCGATCCAGATGGGCGACCGCGAGGTCATCATCGCGTCGTGCGACACGCGCGGACTGGATCTGCTCGGCAACCTTCGCGACGGCGAGACGAGCATCTACGCCGCGGGAGGCGACGGCAACAGCCAAGGTCGCATCCTGCTCAAGGACGACGGATCGATCTCGATCTTCACACGCGACGGCAACACCTCCGACGGCAAGGGGATCATGTTCCGCGTCGGCGCGGACGGGTCGTTCTCCTTCGTCTCACCGCTCGGCGCGATGACCCTCGACTCCTCGGGGTGGATGCTCACGGCCGGCGGCAAGAGCGTGCTCAAACTCGGCGCGTCCGGAAGCGTGAAGCTCCAGGGCAACGGACTCTGCGAGGTAGCCGGCAAGATCACGTGCGTCGGCACGAACTGCACGCCGACTCCGGCGAGCTACGCGATCCACGGCCCAAGCGGCATGGTCGGCGTGCCGTCTACGAGCGTGTTCATCGGAACGTGACGAGGTGACCCGTGTGTGACTTCCCCGAGATCCATCTCCCCGACTTCCCGAACCTCGCCGATCTCTTCGCGTCGCTACTCGCGCTGATCCCGGACCTGCCGACGATCACGCTCCCCGGCCTTCCCTGCCCGCTCGACTGACGGAGACGCCATGGCACTCGACGACGACGCGACCTTCGGAGCCAAGCTCTCGAACGCGGCGAGCGGCGGCAACGCAGCGCTCGCGACGCTCAACCTTCCGCAGTGGCTTGCGGTCGCCGCCGTCATCAACGCCCAGCTCCGCGCGGCCGACGTCGATCCGACCGTGAGCGCATCACCGATGATGGTGAGCGTCAGCGGCACGCCGACGCCCGTCACCGGAACGGGGAAGATCACGTGAGCGGCTTCGGCTCATCGCCGTTCGGCGGCGGCCCGTACGGCATCGGGACGCCTGCGGTCTCGTACACGTATGGCGGCAAGGCTCTCCCGATCGCCGACTACCGCAACCCGAAGGCCGGGGCGCAGCGCGCGCGGTGGATCAACCCGCTCACCAAGCGGTTCGAGGTCGACGCCAACGGCCAGATCGTTGGCATGGACGCGGTGCAGCAGCAGGTCTACCTCGCGCTCCGCACGATTCGCGGGACTGCGCTCCCCGACTCGCTCGGGTCCGACATCCTCTCGACGCAAGACGTCGGCGCCGACTTCGAGGCGCGCATCCGCGTCGCGGTCGACCGCGCGCTCACGCGGCTCATCGCGGCGAAGCTCGTGTCCGTCGTCGCCGTCGAGGTCTCGCAGTTCGCCGACGACGGGCGGTTCATTCGCGTCCGCTGGCTCAATCTCGCCACGAAGCAGGAGCGCACGACGACCTTCTGATGGCTGACCTCTACACCTTCACCATCAAGACGGTCGCGGAGCTGCGCAACGGCGGCCTTCGCGCGTACCGCGCGCTCATGGCGCGGCTTGGGCTCGACGTGTCGGTTGCGCCGGACACCGAGGTCTACCAGCGCTTCGAGGCGATGGCGCGGCAGATCGCGGTCGCCAACGCGAACATCATCATCAAGGCCGACGAGATGATGCCGGACACCGCGACCGGCGAGGCCCTTGGCGGCAACCTCGACCGTTGGGCGGCGGCGCTCAGCCTGTCGCGAAACGCCGCGGTGGGCGCCGTCGGCACCATCGTCTTCGACGCAAGCGCAGCGTCGCTCGTCGGCGCTGGTGCGCAGCTCGTCGACGGCGCCGGTCTCGTGTTCGAGGTCACCACCGGCGGCACGTACAACGACGGCGACTCGATCCCGATCAACGGCGTCAGCACTGGCAAGCAGACCAACCTCGCCGCCGGCACGACGCTGCGGTGGGTCGCGCCTCCGGGGTTCTCCAACGAGTCGGCGACCGTCGGCGCCGCGGGCCTATCCGGCGGTGCCGACGAGGAGAACGACGACGCCCTCCGCGCGCGCATCCTCTACCGGCTCGGGCACCCACCGGCGAGCGGCAACTGGTCCGACGTTGCGCTCGACGCCGAGAGCTCAAGCCCGCTCGTCCAGCGCGCGTTCGTCTATCCGGCGCTCCAAGGACCCGGCACCGTGCACTTCGCCGTCACGGCTGCGCCCACGTCGACCAGCAAGACGCGCGTGCTCTCCGGCGGTGTCGTGAGTGGCACCGTGACGCCGTACGTGCAGGGCGCGCTTCCGGAGCACGTCTACGTCGTCGGAACGTCGGTCACCGACCAAAACGTCGACGTCGCGTTCGGGCTCTCGCTCCCGAGCGCACCGAATGCGTCACCGCCTGGCCCTGGCGGCGGGTGGCTCGACGCAACGCCGTGGCCGCAACTCTCGTCGTACGCAAGCGGCGGCGCCGACGTCACGGCGAAGACCAGCGACTCTTCCTTCACCGTCAACGCGTCGCAGTCTCCGCTCGCTGGCGTCTCGCGCGTCGCGTGGGTCTCTCGCACGGACTGGACGATCAAGACGGCTACGGTCGTCTCGTACACGGGCACTGGGCCGTGGGTGGTGACGCTCGACGCGCCCCTCACCGGCATCGCGGTCGGCGACTGGGTCTTTCCGCAGGCATCCAACCAGGACGCGTACCTGACCGCCATCCTCGACGCGTTCGCGCTCCTCGGACCGGGAGAGAAGACGGCTGTCGCGGCGATCCTCGATCGCGGCTTCCGTCATCCTGCGCCCTCGATCGAGTGGCCTTCGCAGATCAGCTCTTGGATCCTTCGCCAGGTGGAGAACGTCGGCACTGAGGTGCTAGACACGTCCTACCTTTATCGGTCCGCGACGACGCCGACCGTGCCTGGTGCGGTGACGAGTCCGCCCAACATCTTCGTGCCGCGCAAGCTCGCGTGGTACCCGACCCAATGACGGAGCGCTGAATGCTTCCCAGCGTAGCGACGCTCGACACGTACGGCGGCCAGCTCGACAACTACCGCCCCGTCACGGATCCGACCACGGACCGCGACGCCGCGATGATGAACGAGGCACTCGCCGACGTCGCCGGCCTCACGAACACGGGCGCGCGCGCGTGGTGCCGCGTCACGATCAACACGACGACCGGTGGCATGGCCATCGTCGCGCACCGTGCGGTCTGGGGCAGCGCGCCCGGCGTGGCGCCGACTCCGGCGCGCTCGTCGCAAGGCATCTTCACGCTCACGTGGCCGGCGACGGTCACCGACGCGCTCGGCGCCACCCAGTCGGTGAGCTTTCTCGGTGCGCTTGGGCCGAACGTGCGCACAACCGACGAGGTGTTCGCGAACGTGTCAAGCATCGCGACGAACGTCGTCACGTTCGCGGTGTGGAACGCGCTCGCGGCGCTCCGCGCCGATGGGCCATACGACGTCGACATCTGGGTGCTCTGATGCCGACCTACGGAGGCTTCTCGCCGCAGCCCGAGCGCTACGGCGGCGGACCTACGCCCGACGAGACGATCGCGGGCGTACTGGACCGAGCGCTCGGCGACGCGCACGACACCGGGGACGACTCACCGCAGCACGCGGAGAGCGTCGCGATGGCGCGCATGCTCGCGGACGTGTGGGAGGCCGCTCAGCGCATGGCCAACCAGGTCATCCCGCTTCGGATGACCACGCTTCTGTCTCGATGGGAGAAGATCCTCGGCGCATTCCCGCTCTCGACCGACTCCGACAACGCGCGACGCGCGCGGGTGAACGATCGGTTCGCGCGCTTCACGAGCGACGTGACGCACTCGTTCGTGACGTCGCAGCTCACGGCGATCCTCGGCAGCGTGTTCGTGCAGGTGCACAACATCGCGCCCGCCGACGCGGTCGTCTACTGGCCCGGCGACGGCTCCGCCACTGCAGACCTGCCGTGGTACTCGACGGTCTGCCATCTGCCCATCGAAGTGCAGAAGCCGACTGGCTACTCGGAAGCGGATTTTCTCGCGGCCGTCGGCAAGATCGGCCCGCTGCTGGACGACTCGCTGCCCGCCTACATGACGTGGTGCTGGTACCGCAACGACGCGGCGCACGCTGGCGGCGGAACTTGGAGCGACGACGCCGACGCCGGGTTCTATCTCGACGACGCACTCAATCTTGATTTCGAGGTGTTCGCATGATCGGACGCGTCAAACCGGCGGGGTGGGGTTTCGGCGAGAAGCTCACGTCGACGCAGGCCAACTCGCTCGACGTCAACATCGCGAAGGCGGTCGATCGCACGAGCGCAGGGGACACCGTTTCCGGCCTTCTGACGATGAGCGGCGCGGGCCGCATCGCGCGCACCGTCGTCGCGGGCGCCGACTCGAACACGACGTACACGCTCGGCAGCGGATGCAGCATCATCCACGTCGACGCCATCACGGCGAATCGCAACTACACGCTCAGCGACACCGGCGCGACGCTCGGCGACGTGATCGAGATCTTCGTTGAGTCGACCGTCAACTACGCGATCACCGTCAAGGACAACGGCAGCACCATCATCGCCGTTCTCGGCTGGACGAATGACAGCGAGGCGCCGTGGGCGTCGTTCATCTGGGACGGCCAGTGGCTTCCGATGGGCGGCATCCGTCGCCGCGACACCGAGGTCACGTTCACCGCGGGCGGCACGTGGACGTGCCCGCGAGGCGTGACGCACGTTCGCATTCGTGCGCTCGGAGGTGGTGGCGGCGGTGGCGGTGGATCGGCCGCAGACTGGGGCGCGTCGGGCAACGGTGGAATGGGCGGCGGTGGTGGTGGCGGCGCACGGATGGCCGATGCTGTCGTCGCGGTCACGCCTGGGCTCATCTACACGATCGCGATCGGCGCTGGCGGGACGAGCGGCACGAAGGGCCATTACGGCACGTCGAGCGGCTACGGCGGAACGGGCGGCGACGGCGGAGACACGACGTTCTCGTCGCCGACTCCGACCGTGCTCATGACCGCACGAGGGGCTGCCGGCGGCCCGTTCGGACAGCCCGGCGCGACGCGCGAATTCTCCGGCTTCGCGTCGCCCGTGCGGGGCAACATCGGTGCGCTCTGGAGCTACGCCGTGTCCGGCGAGGCGTGGCAGTGGCCGCAGCAAGCCGGCGCGGGCGCGTGCGGCTGGCGCTACGTGCGCGGCGCCGCATGGACGCCGACGCTGGGCATCCAGAACGCTGGCAGCACCGCGTATGCGGCTGGCGGCGCGGGCGGAGCTCGAGGTCTCGATCGGTCCACCGGCGGCACCTGGGGCGGCGGCGGTGGCGGCGGTGGTGGCGGCGGTGCGGCCGAGTACCCCGGCAGCACTGGCGGGGCCGGCGGCAACGGGGGCGACGGCGGCAACAGCGCCACGCCTACGACGCCGACGTACGGCGCGAACGGCGCTGCAGGCACCTCGTACGGTTCTGGAGCCGGTGGCGGTGGCGGCGGAGCCTCCGACGACATCAGCACGCAAGACGGTGGAGCCGGCGGCGTTGGCGGCGACGGCATCCTGATCCTCTCGTTCGAGCGCTGACGTTTCAGCGCCAGGTCGCGCGCGCATAGGTCGCGCGCTTTTGCTTTGAGCCGCGGGCGCAGTGCGTCGGCGGCTTGCGCGCTTTTGCGCATGAAGGAACCAATGGCGAATCCGAGTCCGACCTGTCAGGTCAGGGAAGGCGCCGGCGCATGGCAAGACACCACCGATGGTGTCGACGTCACGGCCGGGTCAAGCCTCACGATCCGACTCGTCGACACGAGCCCCTACGCGTGGTCGCTCGAGTGCATCGGCACCGACGAGACCAACAGCGTCACGGCCGTCAACGCTGGGCTCGTCGTCAACAATGCCGCGAAGACGGCCACACTCACGGCGCCCGCCGTCGGTAGCGCTCTCCTGTTCCGCAGCACCGTCAACGGCGGTGTCGCTGCGGACGGCACCGCTCGCCCTTCGTACAGCGCGACGTTCAAGATCTCCGTCCTCACCGCAACCGGATTCCGCGTCGGCGCATTTGGCGAGACGATCGAGAACGACTCGAACTACGGCACCGCGCCGCTCGTCAACGAGCTCGTCCGTACCGTCGACGGCCTCGTCTCCGGCGGCACTGGAGACAGCGTCACGCTCGTCGGCTCGCTAGCGATCGGTGACGTGGCGTGCTCCGCGAACGATCCCACGGACCGCACCAAGGTCAAGATCGGCACGCTCGCGAACCTGCAAGCGGCGGGCATCGTCGCCGGCGTCATGCTCGAGAGGGGCAACAACGGCGATTCCAAGCTCATCGCCGGCCCCGGCTCGCGCGTCGACGTCACCGTGCACGGGCTTGCTGCGCAGACGGCGATCGCGTGGGTCGTAGTGAACACGGCGAACGGTCACATGACCGTCAAAACGGCGCTCGACGGCTCCGAGTACGTCGTCGGTACGCTGACCCCGGGCTCCGGCGGGACGGGCGGCATCCTAACGGTCCTCCCCGAGCGTCCGTCGGGAAAGCCGACGATCTCGATCCTCGATCCCAAGTACGGCGTGGATCTCACGACCGGCGAGCTCGCCGCGGCGTTCCCCAAGGCGTTCGAGGACGTGCGGCAAGGCGGCCGCGTCGTGATCCCGCGCCGGACGGGCGCTTCGGCGCAGCTCCAGCTTTCCGACGAGGTCTTCATCGACCGGCTCGCCGACGGGACGCCGCTCCAGGGCATCGTGATCGAAGGCGAGTCGCCGCGCGTCGGCACGGCCTACGGGACGCAAATCAATCTGAAGCTCGACGACTTCTCGGGAACCGACGTGAGCATCGGCGCGGTCGACACGGCGACCAACACGGTCGAGGTTTCGATCCCGCTCGCGACGCTGTCGGCGCTCGGCGTGCTCCCGCTGAACCCGCGGCAATGGGTCGATCACTGGTTCGTTTTCAACGGCGCGCAAGCCGAGTGGCACAAGGCGCGGCTCCTGTGCCTTGCGATCAAGGACTACGGAAGCGACGGCGTCAAAGCCAAGTTCACGTGCGCGCTCCGCGGCTCGTACCTGACCATGTGCGGCGTCGTTGCGCAGGGCACTTCGCCGCCGAGCATCACGATCACGGGCGGTGGAACGAGCCCGGCGACGGCGAACGCACCGGTCAACCTCCGTGTAGAATGCAACGACGTTTCGGGCGGAACGGCGCGCGGGCAAGCGAAGGTGCGCATTTCGTACGATGGCGGCGCGACGTGGGCTGTCCCGAGCGTCACGACCGCGGCGACCATCGCGATCACTGGCGGCCTGACCCTGAACCTTGGGACCGGGACCTACGCGGTCGACCAGGTTTGGACGTCGTCCAATTTCTGCGGCAACGACACGCGCAACGGCTCGATCGACTGGCGGCTGCTGCGCTTCGCGTTTCATCGCCGCTCGCGTCAGCAGTCGTTCCGCAAGCTGATCTTGTACGGCGCCGCGGGGCACTACTGCGCCGGTTGGTTCCACATGACCGAATCGGCCGAGCCGCCGAATTCGCTCCCGAATACGGATCACTTCGACGAGGACCTCCAGTTCGACGCCTACCCGGCCGCGACCTACGATCCGACCCTGTCGCTCGCCGCGTACCCTCGCGAGGTCAACGGCTACGGGCCGAGCAAGTTCGGGCAAGAGTACGCGAAGACCTACGCGTGGCCGATCGCGCCGCGGCCTGGGACGTACCGCTATCGCTCGACGACCGAGAGCTCGATCACGGCCTACGTGCCGGGCGGCGCTGTCGTCGTCGGCGACCGTCGGCGACCGGCCACGGCGACCGGCATTCAGTGGCGGTGCACGCGCTCGGGCACGTGCTCAAATCCGCAACCCGCGACTATCGGCGCGTGGGTGGCGCGCGGGACGACCTACGACGAGGGCGGGATTCATCCCGCGTGGGTCGCCGAGTACGCCGACGAGCAGGGCTCCAGCCTCACGGCGTGGACCGCCAACGAGAACCTCGGCGCGGCCCCGATTGGCACCGTGCGGCGGGCGACGACGCCGAACGGCCTGAAGCTCGTGCTGGTCGTGCAAGGCACGTGCGGGAGCTCCGAGCCGACCGGCTACAAGTTCGGCGACCTCGTCGTCTCCGGCGGCGCGACGTTCCGCGTCGACTACGACGCCGGGACCGCGACGTTCTTCGCGCCGCTGAACAATGATTACTACCAAGACGAGCGCGTGAATTGCGTCAACGTCGGTTGGTACGTGCATTGCGACAACTCGAACGGGCAGTCTCGCGAGCACACGGCGTGGCAGGTGAACGTGGTCGGGTGCAACGGCGGCTTCGTCACCGACGAGGCGCGCTACACGAACGAGTGCGGAATGTACCTGCAAGCCAAGTGGCAAGGCGGGTCGTTTGCGTGTCACGAGGCCGCGGTGCACGCGCCGCTCGGCGGCCTTTCGATGTACCTGGAAGACCTCCTGTGCGAGTCGGGCTCGCGCGTCGCCAACTACGGCGCGACGGTCGGCGGAAACCTCGTGTGTCGAAATCTTCGCCTCACGATGCCCGGAGCCTCGCCGGCGAACTATGGGTCGCTGCACCGGTCGAAAGACGTCATGGTGATCGGCACCGAGCAAGCCGAGCTCGACAACGTCGAGTGGCAGCTCTTCTCGGACCATTCTGCGATCGCGCTGAACTACGCGCCGTCCTTCTCCGCCGGACCGGCATCCGCAAGCCTGAGCGCTCAAAAAATATCGGTGCGAAAAGGCCAGCTCGTTTCAACGCAACGACGGGGCACCTATGCGCGCCTGCAAGCGACGCGAAGGGGCCAGTTCGCGCTATCGAACGGGCAAACGGTCAAGTTCACGCTCACCCCTGGCACGGGCTCGCCGTTCCCTGCCGCGGTGACGTTCACGGCTACTTTCGTCACGGCCGATTTCGCGAACATCGCCAAGGCCAAGCCGCACGAGGTCGCGCGCCGCATCAACAAAGATTGCGGGAACATGTGGTGGGCGTCGACGACGTTCGCCGCGAACGCGGTCGTGACCCCTCACAATTCCTTCGAGTACTACGTATCTGCGGGCGGCGGCGGCTCGTCGGGCGCGACCGAGCCGACGTGGCCTACGACGATCGGCGCAACCGTCACCGATGGGGCGTTGACTTGGACCTGTCGCGAGCGACAGACCCCGTCGCTCTGGGCGTGGACCGACCGCTTTGGTCGGCTCTTCGTCGAGCTCATTACGCGCGGCGCGTCGACTCCCGAGGCGCAGACGTCGCCGAAGACCTGGTCGAAGGCGTGCGACACAATCGGCATTGACCCGAGCGGGACGGCGACGCTCGAGCTCGGCTTCAACAATTCCGCGACCTCCTACGCTGAAAGCGAGGTCGAAAACTGGTCGCGCGGCTCGTTCCGGCTCCCGGGCGGTACCGCGCCCGAGCTCGTGCTCGACGCGCTCGACGCGCGGCTCGTCGACGGGGCGTCGGCGGTTCACATCGCGACGCTGTCGGAGCGTTTCGTGTCGCCGCAAGGCGGAACGGCGAGCCCGGGCCGCGACTCGGTCGGCGCGCGTCACATGAACCGGACGATCGTCTCGGCGTCCCATGTTCCCCTTCGGAACCCGCCGCAAGTCGTCACGATCTCCGGCGATCAAGTGAGCGTCCCGATCCCGTTCTGGGACGTAGAGAACGACGCGAGCTACTACGCGCGGCCGCCCGTGCTCGTCGCGACGTCGGGCTCGCCGGCCGCCGGAACGGTCTCGGTCGTGCTCACGGCCTACGGTTGGGTGCTGAAGCGCTCGGCCGCGTGCGGCGGCGTGACCTCGGAGAGTTACCTCGTGGAGCTCGTGCGCGTGCCCACGGTCGCCGCGTGGGACCTGAATTCGATCGTCGGAGCCGCCAACGTCAATTGGTGGAAGGCCGAGAGCCTCGTCGCCGGCGCCGTCACGTCGTGGGCGAATTCGGGCACGGTCGGATCGAACCGCATGTCGGCGCTCACCGACAACGGGAGCGGAAACGGGCCCGTCGCCGCGCTCGACGCGGCGGCCGGTCGCATGGGCGCGACGTTCACGGCGGCGTCGAGTCAGTACCTAATCAGCTCGACGCTCGGGACGGTCTACAACGAGCCCGTGTCGATTCTGGCGACGGTCGGCGGGCTCGCGTCGCCGACGTCGTACCGGCGACTCTGGGACGGCAAGACGGACAAGAAGCCATATTTCCAATACTGGGACAACGGCGGAACCCCGGCGTGGCAGCTCGGCGGGCGTGTCACTGACGGCGCCGCGATGGTCACGACGACGTCGCTCGGCGATCCGCGCACGGGTCGGCACGTGATCTCGGCGACCTATGGCAACCTTGCGCGCGGCGGTTCGCGGCGCGTCTGGTCGATGCGTCACAATCTCGACGCCGAGCAGGGCACAAACCAAAGCTTCGACAACCCGGCATCGAACGGCGCGCTCGTCACGTGCGACGGGCTCACCCTATTCGCGAACTACGCGCGCACGACGTTCCTTTCGGGCACGGTCTATGACGTCGCGGTCATTCACTGGACCCGCGAAACCGGCGTGAACCGCGACGAGCTCGGCAAGGCGATCCTTTTCCTGGCCGGGAGGGCGAACGCGCTATGAGGCTCGGACTCGGACTCGGCCTCGCGCTTGGCGACTCGGTTGGCTACGACGCGACCGACCCGCGCAAGTACGGTACGCCCGCGTGGTGGCACAAGTCCGACGCGGGAATCACGCTCAACGTGTCCAAGGTCGCGTCGTGGGCGGACCAGTCGGGCAACGGCAACGACGTCACGCAGGGCACGGACGCCGCACGACCCACGTATTTCGCCAGCGGCGGCCCGAACAGTTATCCCTCCCTCAAGTTCAACAACCAGAGCCTCAACAAGACGCTGGGCAGTCCCATCATCACCACGGACTGGACGGTGGTATTGGTGTGCCGCGCGTTGTCAACCCCGACTACGTCTGGCACGTTCCTTCGTCACGGCCACGTCACGAACAATACAGGCCTCGACATTGCATCACTCGGACTCCAGCGCCAGGTTACGTGCAAGGGTGTAGCGATCCACGCCGACGGCAACATGACCGCCGACGGGTGGGAGGTGATCGCCGTATCGCGAGCGAACGCCGCCGCCCCTCTCCTGTGGTCGAATAACGTTTCGCAGACGCTCACGAACACGGGGATCACTGGCTACAACACCGGCGCCAACACTCTGGACTACGGTGTGGCAGTGAACGCGTGTGAATTGGCCGAGGTCATCGCCTACAAATCGGTAGTGGACACGACCGCGCTCGTCACGGCCCTCCGAACGAAGTACGCGATCTAATGCACGCCCTCGAGTCGCCCCACGCGCTCCCCGGCGATCGCAACGGACACGGCACACCGGCGCAGCACATGGCGAGCGAGGTGCTTGCCCTCCGCGCGGGTCACATCGACCACGAGACGCGCATCGTC